GACGAGCAGTTAATTATGAAGGAGAAGGTTCACCGCGCGAAGGTGGCGCTCTTTCAATCCAGGGGGTCTGTATGACGCAGGTTTTCACGGTGTACGATTCGGCGGCGCGTAGGTATCTCGAGCCCTTCTTCGCGGATACGGTCGAGGTCGCGCTCCGGATGTTCCGGGCGATGGTGGCGAAGGAAGGTCACCAGTTCAATCGGTTTCCGGAGGACTACACGCTGTTTCACATCGGTGAGTACGACCCAGGGAGCGGTATGGTGAGCTCGCTTCTGGCGCCGCATTCGCTGGGTGTCGCGGTTCAATTCATGCCCGTGAATGGGCCCAAATTGGAGGTGAACTAAGTGCCTGCTCAGGTGAACGTTCGCAGGCCGTCGGGAGCGGGGCGATATCAAGCCCCCACGGCCAGGTATGGTCGGTCTCAATTCGACTTGACCCACTCCCACAAGACGACGTATGACGTCGGCTATCTGATTCCGTATTTCCTGATGGAGATCATCCCGGGCGATACGGTGACGGTGTCTCTGGAGGCGTTCCAGCGGATCTTCTCGCCCCTCGACGCTCCGCTGATGGACGATATCTATGCGGATATCGATTTCTTTTTCGTGCCGAATCGAATCATATGGGAGCACTGGGAGGAGTTCTTGGGCGCGTCGGACGACGCTGGCGCCCAGGCGACGGACTATACGATTCCGATTCACGACGAACCGGTGTCTGTGGCGATTGCCACTCCGCTGCAGTACATGGGTGTGCCGATTGGTCTCGATCTGTCGGTGACGGAGATTTCAGCTCTCCCGCAGCGGGGCTACATCAAGATCTATAATGAGTGGTACCGCGATCAGAATTTGATCGACAAGGTCGCGGAGGACTTCGACGATGGTCCGGACTTCTCGCTGTCGGCCTGTCTGAAGTCAGCCAAGAAGCACGACTATTTCACGTCGGCGTTGCCGTATCTGCAGAAGGGTGACGCGGTGACGATCTCGCTCGGGACGTCTGCTACGATTCGCTACCCCGGCAGTCAGGACGGCACTCCGACGGTGTACTCGGATGGGTCGGCCTCGCATCGGTATCTCGATGCGAATGCGTCGTTGGTGGACATCTCGGCGTCTGGGCCGGGCAACGCGGCTTCGGCGCTCTACGCCGACCTGGCGAGCGTGTCGGGTATCACGGTGAACGCTCTGCGTGAGGCCGAAGCGGTGCAGCGGCTGCTTGAGAGGGACGCTCGTGGCGGTACGCGTCACCCCGAGCTCATCAAGGCTCATTTCGGTGTTGACGTGCCGGACTACCGGACCCAGCGGCCGGAGTACCTTGGCGGTGGTCGCGGGATGATCAACGTGTCCCCTGTGGCCAATACGTCGGCCACGGCCACGGAAGACCAAGGCGAGCTGCGCGGTGTCGGTACGGGTGTCCTCCGTGCCGGTTTCGCTAAGTCGTTTGTGGAGCATGGGTACGTGTTCGGGATCCTCCGTGCGCGTGGTCAGGTGTCGTACCAGCAGGGTCTGGATCGGATGTGGTCTCGCTCGACCAAGCTGGATTTCCTGTGGCCCGATCTGGCGAACCTGGGAGAACAGCCGATCTATAAGCGCGAGCTGTTCGTCGAGGATGATGCGACGGACAATGAGGTGTTCGGCTATCAGGAGCGCTACGCCGACTATCGCTACAAGCGGTCGCTGGTGACTGGGAAGTTCTCCTCTGACGCGTCGGGTACGCTGGATTTCTGGCATCTGGCGGAAGATTTTGCTGCGTCTCCGGCTCTCAACCAAACGTTTATTGAAGACGCTACTCCGATGGCCCGAGTGACGACGGTGGACAGTGAACCTGACTTGGTGATCGACGGTCGGTTCGACGTGCGTCTGGCTCGTGTGCTCCCGGTGCGTCCGGTGCCGTCGCTGGCTCCGGCGAGGATGTAAAGTGCCGGTTCCGGCCCTTGTCACCGCTGCAGCTCCGGCGGTCCTCTCGGGGATCGCCGGGCTGTTTGGTGCGTCTCAGACCAATAGGGCTAACCGCCGTGAGGCGGAACGGAATAGGTTGTTTCAATCCGATGAGGCGCGTACGAATCGCGCGTTTCAAGAGCGGATGAGGAATACTGAGTGGCAAGCCGGTGTGGCGGATATGGAAGCCGCTGGTATCAATCCGGCTCTGGCTTATGCGCGAGGTGGCGCCAGCTCTCCGGGTGGTGCTATGGCCGGCGGCAGTCAGGCTGCGCCGGCTGTGGATGGTATCTCGTCCGCAATGGCGGCGATGGCTCAACGGAAGAATCTGCAGTTGTTGGATCAAACGCTGCAGCGGACTGCGGAGGAAACGAAGAAGGCTCGTTTCGAGGCGCGGCAGTCCGGTATCAAGGCCGATTTCGATACGGCGCGGTATCAGTATTTTTTCACGCCGGAAGGTACGGTGAAGCGGCCGTTGTTGGATCTGTTCGAGTCGGAGGTGGCGTCTTCGAAGGCGTCTTCGGCGCGTATGGTGTCGGAAGCTCAGTTGGCTAAGTTCTCGGTTCCTGAGCGTGAGGCGATCGCTCGTCTTTTCGAGAGGACGGGTGCTGGTGGTAAGGCAACGCAGTTGCTGTTGCCGCTTCTTTCAACTTTGATCGGGAGGCGTTGAGTATGGGAAAGCCGTTGCCGGTGTTGGCGCGTAAGCAGTATAACGAGGCTGCGCGGCGGCCTCGTGTCCGGACGGTGAATACGCTCCCGTCGCGGACGGTGCAGAGTGATGTGGTTCGTGCGGAGATTAAGCATATCCTGGCGAAGTACCGCCAGGTGGGCGTCCTTGAGCATATGCGTAACGTCGATTTGACGTTTCGTGACGTGTCGGAGTTCTCGGATTTCTCGGATCTGATGTACCAGTCCAAGGTGGCGGAGAACGCGTTTATGCGGCTGCCGTCCAAGGTCCGTGAGGTGTTTCACCATGATGTCGCGGAGTGGCTGGATGCTGCCCACGACAAGGCGAAGCTGGATGCGCTGTTGCCAGAGCTGGAGAAGCTCGGACTTGTGGTGGCGCCTGCGGCGCCTGGTGCGGCGCCTGCGGCGCCTGCTGCGGCGCCTGCGGCGCCGGCTGTTGCTCCCTGAACGCTGTCCCCCCCAGTTAGTAGGGGAGTTGGGCCCCGGGCGATGCCCGGGGCCCGTTGTTTTACTTCGCGGCCTTTCGGGCCTTCTCGAGCTCGGTATGCCAGTGCGCGAGCTCTACGTCGGTGGCGGCTAGGGCGCTCGCCTGCCGCTCTTTCCTCGCCGCTAGGCGGTCGAGGATGTGTGTGATCTCTTTGATGCCCATTGTTCCTCCTTATGGAACGGTCGGATGGTGAGGGCGTCCCCGCATTTTGCGGATCGCTCACTCTATTTGTATTGTTTGTTGTTGGGTGTCAACCCCTTTCCGCCCCGCGGCCCGCATCGGGCCGCGGGGACGGCGCCGAAGGCGCCGGTCCTGCGGCCCGATGCGGGCCGCTTTTCGCTTTTTCCTGTCAGGGCGCGTTAGCGCCTGCTTTACATTCTTGGGCGGCGTATGCCGCTCAAGAGGTGCTTTTGCTTCTACGAGCTTATCGCGTGCGTTTTCCGCGTGCGTTTTCTGGCGAGTGTTTTCCTTTTGAGGCGCGTTAGCGCCTGTAGTTTACGCTATGTTAATAGCGTGTTCCCGCCGTGAGGCGGGGCGACCGGTAGGTCGCATTTGGCACATAGGGTCTCCTTGTCTTCTATGTGCCTGCTGACAGCTTGCTGTCTGCTTGACGCACGTATGTGCGTCTTTTAGACTCCTCTGGAGTCTTTTTTCTCTGTCCCTGGAGGTCTTTGTGGCGGGTCGAGCGAAGATGAGCAAGGCGAAGTCTCGCCGGACGTTCCGGAACGGTGCCGAACGGCAGCACCCGAAGAACCGGATGAACGGTTACTTCATGCGCGGCGGTATCCGGCTGTGAGGAATCTTCTTCGGAAGGTGGTCGCCTGGGGTGGTTGGGCGCTCGCTCTCCTCCAGGGTGTGTTGAATTCGCTCCCGTGAGAGAGTTCCTGCAGTGGCTGGGCGAATGGGTGATGTTTCTCCTTGGGTTCGCCATGTACTGCCTGGCTGTGGCTGCGTTGGCGAAGTACGTGTTTTGACCCGTGGCGTGCTATCATCCGTCGAAGGTGAAGGTCGGTCTGAAGTCGGTTGCCCGGGCCGGCTCGAAGGTGTACGCTCGCGTGCAGGTGCCGTGTGGGCACTGCTTGGGTTGCCGATCCGATCAGGCGCGGTCTTGGGCGGTTCGGATGGTGCACGAAGGCGATGTGTGCGGGCCGGCGTGGATGGTCACTCTGACGTACGCTCCTGAGAAGGTCCCCGAGAATGGCTCGCTTAATCCGCGGGATCCTACGCTTTTCCTTAAGAGGGCTAGGGCTAGTCTGGAGACTCGGGTGTCGTACTACCTATGTGGTGAATACGGTGAAAGGACCGACCGGCCACATTATCATTTGGTGCTTTATGGCGCTCCTTTTCTTGATCGCGAGCTTCTTACTACCCGTCATGGTGCTCCGGTTTATCGGAGTGATGCTCTCGACGCGTGGTGGAATCTTGGGATTACCGAGTTCACCGGTTTGACGTATGCGGGAGCTCGCTATGTCGCCGGTTATGTGCGGAAGAAGGTCCGGCAGCGTGATGCGCCGGACCACTACCAACGGGTTGATCCGGCTTCGGGTGAGATTGTGGAAATCGAGCGCGAATACGGTAGAATGTCGCGTCGTCCAGCCATCGGGCGGCGATGGATCGAGCGGTATTGGCGTGATGTCTATCCGCGAGACTTCGTTGTGATGGATGGGAGAGAGTTGAAGCCTCCTCGTTACTACGACAAGTGGATGGAGGCGAAGGATCCTCGGTTGATGATGGAGGTCCGCGAGCAACGGTTGAAGGACCTTGTGGAGATCGGAGACGAGCAGTTAATTATGAAGGAGAAGGTTCACCGCGCGAAGGTGGCGCTCTTTCAATCCAGGGGGTCTGTATGACGCAGGTTTTCACGGTGTACGATTCGGCGGCGCGTAGGTATCTCGA